ACGTGCATGGTAACGGTAAAAGTATTTACAGATGGAACACTATTAACTTCAAATACATTTGTTGTAAAATTTGCATTAGTAAAAGTTGTAACACCCCCACCTGCTAAACTAGGAGAGGTAAATATAATATAATCTCCAAAAGATAATCCATGATTATTTTTTGTAACAGTAACGGTTGCAGATCCAGTTGTGGACGCTAAAGTGCAAGATGTAAGAGCTGTGCCAAGTGGAGTAATGTCATAAAAATTACCATCAAAATAAATGAATAAACATTTATTAGTTCCAATGGCTGCATAACGATTACCATCAATAGCTGCCCAAGTTAAAATTTCTCTACTAGCACCTGCAAGTCTATTACTTAGTAATTGAGACCAGCCACCTATTTTTTCAGGATAGCCATAGCGAAAACGTACAAAATCTCCATCAATCCACTGGCCTTCTGCAGCAGTTGCGGTGTCTTGTTTATTAAAACCTGATTTAATGGGTATCTTTTTTAGTGGCATAGTGTTATTTTACCACCTTTCTTAAAAAATGCTATACTATTGTGGTCGTATAAATTATTTTATTCAATTGCACAAGCCACCTCTTTTGTCTAATTCTTACTTAATTTATTTCTCATTTTGTAAGCTTGAAATACAATTTCAGGATCCACCATAACATTTCTAGGGTCTGATTCAAGAAATTTATCATCATTCCATTTGTCTTTCATATGAAAATGTAAGTTTTTATTATGAGAATATCCAAATTGAGTCCATTTAGTAGGTCCCCAAATTACAACTCCAACGGTTCCCGTTGATGCTGAAAAATGATTAAGACAAGAATCAATGCCTATAAAACTTATCGCTCCTTTTAATAATTCATGAATGACTGCAAAATGTTCATCACATTTAATGGTATTTAAATAAAATTGTTCATTAGGTAAGGTGCAATCAATAATAGTTAAATCTTTATCATCTTCTTTTATTCTATTAATAAGCTGTTGTGCTAAAAATGCAGGATAAATTCTTCCAGGATTCATGTTATTATAAGAACTAGAAGATTTAAAATTAATAGGCGTCTGGCCGCCGGTAAATTGTACTAGTAAATATTTTCCAGTTATTTTATTTTTACTTAACCATTCTTTTGCTCTAGCTTCTAAATGAGAGGTAAATAATTTAGGTCGCATTTTTGTATCAAACTTTATATTAAAAAGTTTACAATAACTTTCAATTAAATGTTCTCTTCCAAATTGAAAATTAGATTTATAAGGTTCACAATAAAAAAAATTATCTGATGCTTGTAGCCTTGGATCATTCATTGGAATAGTTGATGAATCGTATGCCATTTTAACATCAGGATTACCACCAAATATATCTACATAAGGAGTATAAATCTGTATGGCTTGACCATCTTTTTCTTTTAGTTTTGGAATGAGTGCAGTAAATGCAGCACATTTTCCAACACCACCTTCAATGATATAAGTATTAAGTTCTTTCTTCACAACTAATTAATAGCAAAATAATGAATTAAAGTAAAGATTAATTAAAAGGTAAATTTTTAATATTTATATTATTATTTAATTCAAGTTCTAATATTTCGTCTATATGTTTTTTAAGGTTTTCTTCAATTTCATTTTTATTTATTTTTGAATACACCCAATCTAAAATTTGAGCTTCTGTTAAATTTTCATAGGGAGAAAAAGATTTATTTGCATCATAATCAATTAATACTTCTCCATAACTAACAGCATCTTTTCCATTTTTAATAGCAACACACATATAGTTTATTTGAAAAATAACATTTTCTTTTCCTTGATATATAGAATAATTTTTTAAAGAATCTATTTTCCATTTATATTCAATCATTATAATCCCCCAATTCCAAGTATAGATACTACGGTTGATCCAGTTGCAAGTGAGCTTGATTTAAGTGAAAAAGTTGCAAACCCAGTATCAAAAGTAAAAGTATATGTTCTACCATCTCCCAATCCTGTTACAGCAAAAACACCTTCAGAAGTTTCAGTTATAGAACAATTTGCTGCTCCAAACGCTGTAAGTCTTAATGATACAGCATCTTCTCTACCCATACTCATCATAAAAGTAGCTTGGTCGTTATCTATATTTTGCAAAAAAATAGTATATACAAATGTATTACCACCAACTAAAGTTGGTTTATTAATTGTTTGATTAGTAGTTGATAAATTTGTAAAAATGGTAACAGCAGAATTAATTGAAGGTGAATATTGACTATAATTACCACTTATAAATCTTGTTCCATTAGTTCTTGAAACTACATAAGGTTGTCCCCTTCCATCAGATAATATTGCATTACAAGAACTTGTTGAAATATCAAGTCCACATGCATTACCTATAAATGGACCTAATATAGTATTACATGACCCTGTTGTTATACAAAAACCTGCAGAATTACCAACTGCTGTATTACAAACAGCTGTTGTACTACAAGCTAGTGAAAGAGAACCTATTGCAGTATTTTGACAACCTGTTGTATTTACTGTTAAAGCACCAGATCCAATAGCCACATTACACGCACCTGTTAAACTACCATCATCTAAAGCACCTGTTCCAAGTGCAACGTTGTTTGTTCCTACTGGATAATTTCCGATTCCTAAATTATTTACTTTTGTATTTGGCATATTATATTCTTGTTAATCTATTAGCTTGTTCAATTTTAAATTGATTATATCTTGCTTTAACATCATCTGTCCATGCGGTATTGCAAATATCTTTAACCTTTTGTTCCTGATTAGTTATATCCATATCAGGATTTAATACCCATCTATGAAATGTCTTTGATACAAATACACCATCTCTTTCAATGAGAGTTGCTTGACGAACTTGGATATTCCAATCGTTCACCACTTCTATTCTATCTATATTTATTTTTTCTGTTAGTGCCATAAGTTATACATTGTAAAAAAAATTAAAATATATTTCTGCAGCAGAATCAACTGCTAAAGCACTTACGCTAGAATCAGTGCCTGATGTAGAATAAGTTGATGCCTCAATTTGATTTGTATTTTGTTGTAATATTCCCAAAATAATAGTATTTGCTGGTTTTGTTAAACCTTGACCAGCAGTCATAATAGGTAAATAGGTATATTCATTTTGTGATGTAAATGGTAATCCACCACATTTTATATTTCCAGTTCCAGTAAATGATGAATAAACCAAACCAAAATAAATATGAACTATTCTTCCTATTTTTGTATATCTTCCATAAGTATAACTTGCATTTGGAGTAAAAGTTCCTGCAGCTGTTGTACCAATAATAGTCGGAATAAAAGTCCCTTCTTCATAATCATCTAAAGTATTAGCATCTGTTGAAGCTGATTGAGATGCTGGGAAAGTGATACCTGCACCCGATGCCGCTGGAGTTGCACCACCAACACCTATGGTTGAAGCAAAAGTCATTGTTCCAGTTGTTGCAAGTTTAGATAGTGCTATTGCTGCATTGGATGCAACACTTGCATTCGTCACACTACCATCTGTCGGTTTACCAATATCAAACACATTTCCTAAAATTAAAATAAAATCTATAACGTCCGTTGCGGATAATGTACTTGAAAATACAATCGTTGATCCTGATACTGTGTAAGCGGAAACGGGGGCTTGAACAACACCATTTAAAGATACAATACAATTTTGAGCGGCACCTGGAATTACAGGCGAGCTGCCAACAGTTAAGTTATAAGTTGCCGTTGCTGAAGTTGTGATTGTGTCACAAAGTTGATAGGCGCCGGTAAGAGGCGTTTTTCCGATATATGGCATTAGTTATTTCCTCCATTATCTATAACAGTATTTCCTTCGGCAATCCACTTTTGAATAGCAATATAATCTGTGTTAGCTGGGTCTAGAGGTACGTTTGAAGTAATGCCATTTTCAACAACAACATATCCATTGTGTTGGTTTAAAAAACCATAAGTTTTTGTAATTGATGTAAAATTTCTATTCATAATTATAACTCTGCATTTGCAAAAAAATTAGCTATACCGACTCCTTGAGTAGTTGTTAAAGCACCACCACTATCATTTCTTGCTAAAAAACGACTAGCTGAACCATCATACTGAGTACAAGATGAAGCACCTAAATCTGCACCTGTGTCTACTCTTGACATTTGATTATTTCCACCAGAATAACCTGTTATTGTTACTGTTGCAGATGCTCTTTTTTGCACTAAATAATAGATTGGTGCATATATTTCATTGGAAGGTACATTAGTAAGAGAAGTGCCAATTTTAAAAAAAGCATAACCATTACTTTTTTCAAAATACCTCTGACATCTAGTTAAATTAGTATCAACCGGCATAAACTCAAATCCACTTGCCTGTGACCCTGCTTCCAGCTGCACGCCTGTGATGTACCAATCGTTAGATGTGCTATCGGCTATATTAACTTGGCCCACGGCTCTATTAGCATTTGTAGATGCTGCCCAAGATGTATTTAATGTTCCTGATGTAAAATCTGTTCCAGCACCTAACCAAAAAGTTACAGATAAAGAAACACCATTATCATTTGTTAATGTACCAGTTGTGTCAGCAGGAAAAGTGATTGTTTTAAATTCCCAAGTATTAGATACATTTACAGTATAAGATTTAGAAACCTGCCTTGTATTATCAGTATCAAAAATTTCTGCAATAAATGTTCCAGTTTTAGTAGATTTTACCCAAAATGATAAAGTTAAAGGTAAAGCATTAGCAGTTCCTTTTTTTAAATATTGTAAATTTTGTCCCTCAAATAATTGTTGCACTCTGAAATTATCACTAGCAGCAGGTGAGGCATCTGCTGTTGTACAATCATATTTTAAAGAAGTTGCAAAACCTTGACCCGTTGGTGTATCGGTTGATTGAGACATAGTCCAAGTTCCAAGTGAAGATAATACAGTATTCCATCTATCTAAAGTGTAATATGCACCAGTAGTAATAGAAGCCACACTTGTACTTCTTTGTGCAATTTGCATATCACCATTGATGACGATATTTCTAAAGTCAACTGGATTTGAGATTCCGGCGAAAGGTACTTGGCTTATTGGCATTAGTTATTCTCCAAAGTTGTTAATCTAGCTTCTAAACTTTCAATCTTAGTAATAGCTTCTTGAAGTGCTTTAGTTAAAATAGGTGTTAATTTAGCTTGGTCTATTCCTTGATATACTGGAACAACTTTACTAGCTTCCCATGTACTATCTGTTGGATATTGTGATTTACCTTCTTCATTAAGAATTTTACCAGCTTCCCAATCTGCTTGTTCAATATTTTGTGCAATAACTTGACCAATATTATTTACTACTACTTTTTCTTTTGTTTCAGTTTCATCTTTAGTTCCAGTAATAGCTTCTGGTATAATGTCTTGCACTTCATGTGCTATAAAACCATCAACGGTTTTATTTGCATCTGCTATAAAATTAAATCTTGCTGGTTTTAATTGTTTTAATCTTGTTGTTGCATCAAAATTATAATTTATATTTTCTTTTAATCTGTAATCTGATGAAGTGTTATATGAAGTAGCAGTTGTTGTAACATCTATTGAACCAACATCATTACCTGATCTATCAAATCTAATCATTTCTCCGTTGCTAGTATTTCTACCAAATATTGCACAAAGCTGACCATCTTGACCAACAAGAAGTCTACCATCTTCAGTTATTTGTAAACCATCTCCATTAAAATGAGGAGACACACTTGTTGTATGAAACAAAACATCACCATCGCTTGTTATTCTCATACGTCTTGCACCATTAGTTCCAAGATTAATAGCTCTAGTTGTTCCACCAGCATAAACACAAAGAGAATACGCAGAAGAACCACCAAATCCAGCATTACCAGAAGATGTTTCAGAACCTATTTGATGAGTTTCACCTGCTGCGTTTTTAAATTGTGTTACAGCAACAGAACCAGTATCTGTTGTTTCAATTCTATTTTGTGTATTTGTTCCACTAACTAAATGAAGTTTTGTAGCTGGTGCAGTTGTACCAATACCCACATCTCCATCACTATCTATCCTCATAACTTCTGTACCACCTTCTGCAAATCCTATTGTATCAGTCGTTGGTCTAAAAATTCCTGTGTTAGTATCATTTGCAAAATTTAATGAAGGAGCTGCTGCTGTTCCATCTGCAAGTTGTAAATTAATATTTGCAGGAGGCACAACTGTTTGCACAGCTCTACCAATGAAGACTGCATACATTGTATCCGTTGCTAAAGTTGCTGATGTTAATGTTAAAGTAGTTCCAGTTGCTGAATATGCAAACGATGCACCTGGTCTTTGAGCAACACTATTTATATAGAGTGCAATATCATTCTCATTTGAAACTGAATAATCTAAAGTGTAAACTGTTGTTCCAGCTGTAACGGTAAAATTTTGTACGGCGAAACTTATGTAATCTAATGCAGGAGTGTTTCCAATATATGGCATATAGATTCTCCTATGAGCTTATATCATCTACTGTCGAAACCCAAACGTCTAAAGATGCTGCAGTATCGGATACTATTTTTAAAGCATCACCATTTTGCATTACAAATTTTGCGCCGCCATCTAAAACTTGAAGAGCGGATCCTGGGACGATAGGAGCACTTTTAACTAAATAAATATCGTTTGTTCCATCATTAATATAAACATCTGCATTAACAGTTGTAGATAAAATGTTTGAAAGAGAAATACCAATTACCGTATCATAACTGTTTGCTGTAAATGAAGTTACAGGAGTTATTCCAACGTTGTTGTTTGTAAATCTTCTAAAATTTTGTGCCATTATACTTCCTTATATTATAACGCTATCGCCATTGCAATAGAAAAACCAGCAGTTGCCACACTGGTAAATCCTAAATTAGCTGAGCCGTCTGTAGTTATAGCCTGTCCACTTGTACCATCAGTTGCTGGTAAAGTAAATAAGCTTATTGTTTTTAATAAAGAGTTAACATTTACTATATTTGTTCCATCTGAATAAACAAGTAATGCTCCTTTATTTGTTGTTGAAAATGTAGGTCCTGTGCCTGAAACTGTTTTAAATTGGACAGTAAAAGCACCTGTTGTTCCATTATAAATAGTATAAACTTTTTCAATACCATCTGGAATTGTTACAACTTGGTTTCCTGTAATAGTTCCTGTAAATTTTATAACTGCATTTCTTGCATTAGAAAGAGCAGCATCGGTCATTGCAAGAGCGGTTGTTTGAGCTCCACCTGCAATTGATACTTCTTGATAACCCGCAACAGCTTGTTGTAATAAATTTAAGTTTGTATTTGTTTTAGTTCCCCAGGTACCGGCATTTTCGCCTGTGACCATAAGTTCTAGTTTTAAATCTGTAGAATAAGTAGATGCCATATTTAAGTCCTTGTCGTTTTTAAATTATTTATGCGGCAGTGTCAATCTCTGTCCAATTTACAGAGGTTCCTGTATTCACACCTGAATAATCCACAGTATCAACAGTATCAACTTCTGTCCATATACTAAATTTAACATTTCCAAGAGTAGCTGTTAATGCCTGACCTGTAACCCTTGCAATAGCATCAATTTGAACACTTGGAATACCTAAATTAATGTTTAATTCTTGACCTGTAACATTAACAACTACGCCAACTACTATATTTACACTACCTATTGCGCTAGTTAATTGTTGACCTACTAATACAACATCTGGACTTGGGTCTACTTGTCCTAATACAGAAGTTAATTGTTGACCTGTTAAATTTATATTAGCATCTCCAATAGCCGTTACTGAATTTAAAGTTGTAGTTAAATTTTGACCGGTAACTGGGACATCAGTAATAATTGTAACTGTTACTGAATTTAAAGCTGTAGTTAAATTTTGACCTGTTAAATTTACATTAGCATTTGCTAAAGGAGTAACTGAATTTAAAGCTGTAGTTAAATTTTGACCTGTTAAATTTACATTAGCATTTGCTAAAGGAGTAACTGAATTTAAAACTGTAGTTAAATTTTGACCGGTTAATGAAACATTTGCCGTTCCTAAAGCTGTAACAGAATTTAAAGCAGTTGTTAAACTTTGACCTGTTAATGAAACATTAGCATCTGCTAATACATTTACACTATTTATATTTGTAATTAATGGATTTTCAAATATTGGAACTTGAACAGATCCACCTGCAGAAACTCCAACATTACTTTCAAGAGCATGGACTAATTCTTCACCAACTAACGCTACAATTATATTAGATGTTACTGCTACAGTGACACTATTTAAAGAAGATGTAAGTTGTTCTCCTGTGACTTCAATTGGAATATTTGAACCCCAGGCTCCTTCTCCCCAGGTTCCTCTACCCCAACCGTCAACTATAGCCATGGGCTAAACTCCTGTTAAGAAATTCTTATAATGGCTGCTGTAGATGTGAAAGCTGGAAATTGAATTGTAAATGTTCCTGATGTAGCTGTTTTATCAGTTACAAAGTTTAATACTGCAACTGCCGCATTTGAAAAAGAAGTATTATAAATTAATGCTCCTCTTGCAGTTATTGTTACACCTGTAAATGATAGATCAGCAAAATCTGTAAAAGCAACTGTAGATACAACTGATGTTCCAGAATTTACTAATTTTTTTCCTCCAGCAACATATGTCCCTGATGCAGCAACTTCACCTGTTGAAGTGTATGCAGTTGTTGAAGCACCTAGTGTTGCAGTTGATACATAAAGAGCTAATTTAAAAACATCTCCACCGCCGCCTGCAGTTGAAAAATCTTGATCACCATCCAATAGTTGTTTTTTAAAACTATTTGGTAACGCTTGTGTAATAGCCATACTTTTTTTCTCCTATTGTGGTTTTCGAACTATACGAGGCTCTCCATCAAGAAACTCATCTGTTCGTCTTCTTCCCATTTGTTCTAATGAGAATCCTTCGATAGCTTGCTTATACCTATTTTCATAATATTGCAACATATCTGCAGGACCTTTTAAAAATCCATATGCCTCAACTAGGCAAGCATATAATAAGCCATTGGGAAATTGTTGACTTAAATATGTAGTCGTATTTGTAGACGATAATCCAGTTGGTTTCAAGATATAATTTAATTGAATTGTATAAGCCTGATCTGGAATAGGTGCAAATTGTATAGTATTTTCGTTCCAATTTGCATAATATTTAGGAACTCCTGTAACTCCCGTTGAATTATATTCATCAATAAAACTCATATCTCTAACATCTAAAAAAGATCTAGTTCCTGCATTTATAACTTCTGCAGATCTAATTACTAAAAGATTAGCTGGTGTATTTAAATATTTTTGGCTTACTACAAAAGTAGAGGTATCATATTTTCTATTATTATCAGAATCTACATCTCTTAAAATTCTAAATTCTGCATCTTGAATGAATCCATTTATAATAGTTGAAGTTAATACATTGGAATCTACTTCTGTATAATCTCTAATTTTTGTAACTAATTCTGAATATGTCATATTAAGCCTGTAAAGTTACTGGACCTGCAGAACACTGAGCTCCACCTCCAGATATATTGCCAACCGTTGCTGTATCTGTACTTAAAAAATAAAAATAATTTAAAGTATCACTTACAATACCAGATGAATCTATTTTTCCAACTGTGATTGTAAATCCATTTGCATTTGAAATATCTGTCACACCATCAAATGATGGTACTGAATCAAATGAATCTTCTCTTGTTGGAGTTCCAATTGTATTAACTTCTGGTGGTCCTCTAAATCTAACAATGTTCCCTGTTTGTCTTCCATGATCTTGTGAAAATACATTTATATAAGTAGAACCTGCATATTTTGTAGTTGAAAAAGGATTAGGAGTAAGTGCTACAATTACCGGTGGTTCAATTCTATCAGGATGAGCATATCTTAAACCTTGTGGATCTGCAGTAGTTGGTTTTGGTTCTAATTGAGGTTGTTTAGCTTCATATTCAGAAATATGCACCCATGATCCATTCCATTCTTGAACCATTTCTTGATATGGAAATCTCTGACCAGATCGGTCAGAAATCATATATGAATATTTTCCTCTAGATAAATTAGACATTTGGATAATAAGTTTTTGGTGTTATAAATGAACTTGAAGAAGAGCCATCTTGTTCTAATGCTCTTTTTAATTCATCTTCGTATAATAATCTTAGCTCTTGTGTTCTTTGTGGAGCAAGTTTTAATGATACATAATAAGCAAGTCCTGCGCACATGCATGGAACAAATCTGTATGGAACATCTGTTGCATTGGTATAGGCTCCAACATCTTGAATTCTTTTTGCATAGTAATATTGAATTACATTATTCACCTGATCTGTTCCTGGTGTTAAATATAAAGTGATTGTAATTTTATCTATAAATCTTTGCACATAATATTGTGTAGGTTGACCTGTTGCAAATTTAGAAGATAGTCCGCTGTAGGCTGATCTATCTATTTTTGTAAGTGGAAAATCAACCACAGGAACTTGTTCTGTATTTCTATAAACCATTTCTAAAATATCATCTGGTCCATATGTTATAGAATTATAATCATATACAGCAGTATTATCTGCATGAATTGCAGCAGTCGTACCATTAGCTCCTCTGACACAACCTGTAATAGTCATAGATGCTGTATCAGTTCCTGTATAAGTAATTTGCTCAGATCCGATTAATAAAGTTCCAGTTGTTGGAAATTGCCAAACTGAATCTAATGTAATTGTTGTAGCAGATGCTGTAATTGCACCATCTAAATAACTAAATGTACCATCAGAAGTACCATCTCCAGATGATCTATAAATTGTATAAACACTTTGGCCATTAACCATGGAAATAGTATTACTTGCTACTTCCCAATAATGAAGACCTCTATTTGACCACTCTTGGAACATTATATTTAAAGATCTTCTTGTAGATTCTAAATCTTGTCCAGTTCTTGGAGCGGACATGCCAATTCTTTCGTAAGCCTCTTCTATAATTTTATCTATATAAAAGGTCTTTTCAAAAGTTGTAGTTCCAGAAGTAGTGTTAGCCATTTAGCTTCTCCTACGCTGTTAATCCAGGTCCAGAATATTTATCTGTTAGTAATGTAACTGCTCTAATATTAGTAAGAGTAGAAACATAAATACCTTTTGGAAAAGGAATTCCGTCTTCCGGAAAATTTAAATTAATAACATCACCACTTGGAACATCTGCTGTAAACAAATTTGCTCCTGCTTGACTTGTAGTTGTTAATTTTACAATTCCAACACCAGAACTATTTGATGCAATAATAATTCCTCTTAATCTTACTGGAGGAGCTACAATTGCAGTACTAGTGCTAGCACTAAATCTAGTCGCTTGTATATCACCTTTAAAACCCATTTTTTTCTCCTTTTAATTAAGGAGCTCCGAAGAGCTCCTTAAAAATTAATTTATTATGACGACTGTGATTCGCCTGGTTGAGCGTTATCTACAATTGTATATGTAAATACTCCTGTAACTGTTCCAGTTCCAGCAGTTGCTCCAACAGAAGCTGCTACAGTAGCGTTAGCTGGTATACCACCTGCTATTACTAATGCACCATCTGCACCTTTGATTGATCCTTTTGTAACCGAAGCTACTTCATTAAAGAAACCATCAACGTCAGCTGTTGTTCCAATGTCTACAGTTGAACTTGCACCTGATGATGCTACGACTACTGTAAAAGAAATTGGTATAGCACCTTTTGGTAAAACAAAAGTACTTCCAGTTGTTGCTGAAGTACCAATTCTTACTGGTGTTAAACTAACTGCAGTTGCTGCAGCGTTAAATGAAATTACTTCAGATAATACTACTACACCTGGTGTCGTTACTGATTTGTCTTGTCCTCCATATGATCTTACGATCCCTTGGAATGATGTTGTTGCCATAAGTTTATTCTCCTAGTTATTCCAATATCGTCTCTAGGCCGTCGACTATACTCGTCGATATCAGAAAGTTAATGTATAGTTATTAAAATATATATGAATTTATTAAATAGCGCAAGGGATACCTACATCGAAAAACTACTTTTCGGATATAAATAGCTAGTTTTTAGCTAGCTACAGAAAACTCAGGAGCAGCCATTTCTACCTTAATTTGTCTATGAGCTATTTCAGCTTCAGACATTTTAATCTGGTTAATGATATCACGAATTTTTTCGTCTATCTTAACCATATCAAGAGTGTATTTACCCTCTTGAATGTAGTGTTGCTCCCAATCAAGTTCTAATGCTCTCTTCTTTGTGTAAAGAGCTTGAACTGATATCATCTACAACCTCCTCATAGGTTATCCAGCATTTATCTTTAGCAAAAGATCGCATGCTGTCTTTTAGTAATATACCTTTTTTTCCTATTTTGTCAAGGATAGCTCTCTCTATACTTTCTGCACTATCTTCAGCTTCAATGTTAAAATCAGCCATGTGACCATAAGCTCTAATTTTTACTTGAAACATTTTTGTCATAATTCGTTCTTTCTAACATATTAATGAGGTGAGATATACCCACCCCATTAAATAAAAAATGCTTATATATTAAGCACCTGGTGAGCCAAACAAACCTCTAGGGTCAGACCAGCCGAAGCTGTATCTTTCTCTAGCTTTGTATCTAACGTTACCAGTATCAAAATCACCTTCCATAGACGTTTTGATAGCTGCTCTTACGAACATCTTCATACCGTTTGGAACATCAGTTTTGATAAAGAATGCATCAGAATCAGTTAAGAAATTGTTAACCACATAACCTTGTGGAATCATTCCCATAGACTTGATTGCATTTACGTCATTATCAGCAGTACCAGTTCTACCAGCAGATGCCATTAATCTTTCCGCTGTGAATTGTAATTCACTTGGAATAATTAATTTAACACCTCTTGCAGCAATCTTTAAACCACGTTCATCAGTGAATGCATTGATATCAATCAATGATTGTTCTAATGAAGTTTCGTTTAAGTCAGCAGCAGTTGCTAATTCATTTCTAAATGAACCAGCAATAGTAGGGTGAGCTTGGTCTAATAAAGGTTGACCATCTCCACCTGGGTAAGAGCTTGAAAACGCATTGTTTAATACGTTAGCAGCTGTTACTTGCTTAGTGTTTGCCATAGATCTTGCTAAAGCTTTTGTATATCTAGACGCAAGTCTATCATACAAGTTGTCTTCAATCGCTTCTTCAGTGATTGAGAAAGCAAGCGCTACAGTGTTATGAGTGTATCTAGCTGTGAATGTTTCTTGAGCATTGTCAAATGTAACTCCAGAACCTTCTGGTTTAATTTGAGCATTTGCGAAACCTGATAACATAACTTCTTCTTCAAAAGCTCTGTCAGAAGTTTCAGTGTCAAAAATTTCAACATGCTGATTTTCATAACGTTTGTACTCCAGGCCGAATAAAGCATTCAATCCTGGCTCTAGTTCTTTAACTAGTTGTCCTCTTGATATAGCCATATTCTTATACTCCTGTAGATGATAAGAACTGATGTTCGTTAATTCTCACAACCCACACAACGTGTGATTGAGTGATATTATTGTCACCAGTGTCTTTTGTTGAACCAATTATCTGAAGTTGTTCTGTAGATGTAGTTAAAGTAGCATCATTCAGTCTAACT